GCCCTTGGGCCGGCGATGGCTGGGGCGCTTGCCGGGACCAAGGCGGTCGTTGGCGGATTCACGGCGATGGGCGCGGCTTTCAAGGCTGGCGGGACTGAGGTCACGTCTTCTGGTTTTGCTGGGGTGATGGAGCGCATTGGTCTTGCGGCTAGGCAGGCGTTCGATGGACTTGGCCCGATTGTTAGCTCTGTAGGGGCGCTTCTGGCCCCGCTTTTGCCGATGTTTTCCGCTCTTGTTCCGCAGGTTTTCGCACTGTTCCACGCGCTTTCACCTACTTCGCTGATATTTCAGGCCCTTATGCCGGTGTTGCCGCAGATCGCCGCAGCTATCGGTGGCGTTCTGGCGGCGATCCTTCCGCTTGCGTTGTCGCTGGGTTCGCAGCTTTTGCCGATTATCACGCAGTTGGTGTCTGCGGTTCTGCCGCCGCTGATCGACATTTTCAACAATATCTTCACGGCCATCGCGCCTCTCATTACGCAGATTGCTGGTCTGCTGATCCCGATCATTCAGGCGCTTATGCCTGTGGTCGTAACGGTTTTCGGCGTGATCGCTGACGTTATCAAGAGCGCGATGCAGATTGTGCAGGGTGTTATCCAGGTTGTGACTGGCCTTATTACGGGAAACTGGTCGAAGGTCTGGGAGGGCATCGGCAACGTGTTCGGCGGGATTTGGAACACGATTGTTGCTCTCGTTGGTGGGGCTATCAAAGTCGTGTGGTCGGTGATTCAGTCCGGACTCAGTCTCGCCGCGGGCATTGTTGGCTCGATCCTCGGCAACATTGGCAAGTTCTTCGGCGATACGTGGAGAAACGTCACGGACGGTATCTCACGGTTCGTCGGTGGCATCGGGAACTTTTTCAAGGACATCCCTGGCAACATCATGAACGCGCTTTCTGGTGCTGGCCGGTGGTTGTTTGACCTTGGCGCGAACATTGTGCAGGGGCTGTTCGACGGCATCAAGTCGCTCGCCGGCACTATCGGCAATTTCTTCCTGTCGCTGCTGCCGGGCTGGATTGTGGAGCCGTTCAAGATCGCTCTTGGGATCCATTCCCCGTCGCGGGTGTTCAAGGGCTTCGGCGAGAACATCGGCCAAGGCCTGCTCGATGGTGTTGACCGGATGCAGGGAAAGATCGACGGCACGATGGGGAGCCTTGTGACGGTCCCCCAGGTTCCGTCGTTCGGTTCGCCAGCCTACACGCCTGCGGCTGCCGGTTTTGGCTCTGTTGGCGGGGCCACGTTCAACACAACTATCAATCAGGTTGATGACCCAATCGGCACGAGTCACGCGGTTACGCGGCGGCTTGCAAGCCTCGGAACGTAGGAGGCGCGGTGCCTTACCCAAGCCCGACAACTTATCCGTCTAATTTCCTTTACCCAGGCTCGTCGTACAGTCACAGGCTGGGCGACCCGGTAGCTCTGGGCGGCATTGTGTTGAATGCGGTGGATGAATTCGGGGTCCATTGGATCCTGGAGTCGTTCACTGGCTGGGATTCCCCGGGCAGCACTGTGTCGTTGACGCAGCGCGCGCGGGGGCATGGTTCGACCGCGTCTGAGCCGTTCCTTCAGGCTCGTGTGATGACGTTGGCCGGTTACATTGATGCCCCTGATGCGGCGTCTGGGCTTGCTGCCCGGGATCGTTTGGCGGCTGCGGTTTCGTTGGATCCGTTTGATGTCCTTGTGGCTGAGGGCGATTCGGTGCGGAACGTTAGTGCGATGCGTCAGGACGCTGTTATTTGGAAGCGGAATGGGCCTGCTGAGGCTTCGTTTAGTGTGCAGATCGTCGCCCCGGACCCTCTGAAGTATGGGGATCTTGTGTCGGCGTCTACGGCGTTGCCGTCTTCGTCTGGTGGCCTGACTTACCCGATCACGTATCCGGTCACGTATACGGGCGTGTCTACGTCTGGTGTGTTGCGGGTTGTGAATGAGGGGAACACGCAGGCGCCGGTTTGGTTGCGCATTGATGGTCCTGTTCCGGCTGGTGGTTGGACGGTGACGCATGTGGGTAAGCGGCAGACTTTGTCGTTTGCTACGTCGTTGGCTCTTGCTGCTGGTGAGTTTGTGACGGTGGATATGCAGCGGCGTGAGGTGTTGGCGCAGGGCCAGTCGGCGCGGGCCGGGTATGTGACTTCGCGTGGCTGGTTCACGTTGGATCCGGGCGATAACGATATTGCGTTTTCGGCACAGAATTACAGCGCCACGGCGCAACTAACCGTAACTACGAAGCCAGCGTGGAGCTGATATGACTATTACTTTTTTGCAGCCTGATGGTGTTCCGATTACGGCGCAGCAGGCGAGGCAGGGCTGGTCGGCGCTTTATGGTGCTGGTTCGGGGCGTCCTTTGGGTGGTCTTTCGGGGCTGCGCGTGGGGACTGCCGCGGACACTTTGACGGCGACTAGCACGACGTGGACGTTGAAGCCTTGCTCGGCGATGATCGACCCTGGCGCGGCAACCCATCAGGGGATGTATGGGTGGGCGTCGGATGCGAACATTACTGGGAGCGTCACGGCCGCCGATGCGACCGTTGCGCGCAAGGACATCGTTTACATTCAGGTGAATGACTCCTCATCGGGCGATGGATCAGGAGAACTGACTGCGAACGTGAAGTACCTCGCTGGGCCAACAGATGGCAGTAACGCGGCCCCGTCCCTCCCAGCACGCTCATTCTTGCTTGGCACCATTAGCGTGCCCAAGGCTACGACTGGCTCCCCGACCGTGACGTTGAACCCGGCCCGATTCGTAGCGGCTGGTGGTACGCGCTCGGTTGGCTCGCAGGCGGAACGTGACGCGCTGATCCCGTTCGAGGGTATGAAGATTGTCCGCGCCGACCTTGCTGGGACTGATGAGGTTTACACGGGCGGCGCGTGGGTTGGTTCCGGCTCGACCGCTATCACCACGTTTGGTTCCGGCTGGACGGCGCTGACCGGTGCGCATCAGCCCCGCGTGTACCGTTCTGGGGCGATGGTTCACCTCATCGGGGGGCTGAGTATCGGCTCGACTGGCAACGTGAGCAACATGCTCACCGTGCCCGCGGCGTTCCGGCCCGCGAACGCGAACACGACTTTCGTTGGTTCCGGTGTGTCATCGTCGGGCGCCGTGTACGAACTCGCACTGTCTAACGGTGTCCTGACCGTGCCGGCGGGTTACCTGACTGGCTCGATCACTGTTGGTGTTGTCGTACCCGTCAAGGCTTCCTGGCCGCTGTACTAAACGTGTGGCCCCGGCTCTTCACAGCCGGGGCCACACTCCCCCAACCGAACACGCCTATAGAGGAGGCACGCCCGCATGGGTAAACCACAACATACACCCATGAGAGGGTTCCTCCGATGTCCAACATAACTGCTGCTCAGCGTGTCGTCCTTGGACGGAACATCACTCTTACTGCGGGGGCTGTTTATGCCCTGTCGCGTGCGTTGTCGTATGCGACGATGCGCCCGGACACGATGAATCAGGCGCAGGCGATCATCACGGCTGAGGGCCGGATTTCGTGGGTTTGGGTTGCTGCGTGGGGTGTTGCTGCCGTGTTTTGTGTTGCTGACATGGTGAACAAGCACACCCGTTACGGGCTTTCTGCGGTCGTTGGTATTGCGCTTGCTTGGGGTTCCGCGCACCTTGCCACATGGGTTTGTACGGGCTTCACGGATCCGTCACTGATCGCGCTGGCGATTGGCTGGTTGACCCCGGCTGGCTTGGTGCTCGGCTTCCTCATCAAAGTGACGGCCCTCCAGGACATGCTCCTAACGCCACCTGGCGGCGCGGATGAATGACTGGGCAATTGTTGGCTCGGTCGCGGTCGCTGTTGTTGGTCTGTGCGGTACGTGGTTGGCGACGAAGATTCAGCACAAGGGCAGGCCTGAGAATGCGCTGATTGACCAGCTTCAGGAAGAACTGGCCCGGCAGTCTGCGCGTATTGACGGGCTGGAGTTGGAGCAGCGGAACGCGAAGAAACATGAGCGGATCCGTGACGACTACATCAATAAGTTGCGGCGCCACATTGAGGCTGGCAACCCGCCGCCTCCGCCTGAATGGCCTGAAGGCCTCTACGACTAGGAGTCACTATGAGGCCTGTTAGTTCAGCCTTCCCGATCAATCAGCCGTTCGGCGGAATGAAAACTGCGGGTGTTGTTGGCGACATCAACAAACCGGACACGGTCGAATACTACGTGGCGAAGTACGGCAACTATCAGCCCTACGGTCACGCCGGTTGCGACATTGCCTGCCCCGAGGGAACACCCGTTGTCGCTATGGCTGCCGGCACTGTTCTCTGGGCGGACTGGGGCACGAACCTACCCGGCGACGACTCATGGTCACCATCCGGCTACTTCCAGCGTTGGGCGCTCTACAAGGGCTTCCCCGGCATTGTGACCGTGATTCAGCATGACGGCTGGATCGGGGTCTACGCTCACCTCTCCCAGGCGTTCATGAACACTGGCGACCGGGTGAAGGAAGGCCAGCGTATCGCCTTGTCGGGAGCGACTGGCGGCGTAGCGCCGCACCTGCACGTCGAAGCTCTCATAGACAACAACTACACGACCGGCGGCGGGCTCATCTATGGGCGCACCGACCCGGCCCCATACTTCGGTTCCGGCGGCGCCGCTATCGGTACGCAGGGAACCACTATCACCCCCATCGAGGAGGACACTTTGTCCGCAGCAGAAGTAACCCAGATCATCAAGGCTGTGCAGGCTGAGGGGCAGAAGACCCGCGACTATGTTGGGCAGCTGCTCGTCTCCGGTTACACGGTGGGCGGTAAGCAGTTCCCCGGCGACAACATGGTCAACATCACCACGCAGAACCGGGTGAACGCGACCCTGAACCTTGTGAAGGCGATGGCAGCGAACCCGAACCTCACCCCCGAGCAGGTGACCGCCGCTGTTCAGGCTGGTCTTGCTGAGGGTGTCGTCACTGTTGATGTGAACGTCAAGGGCAAGTGACGTATCGGCGTGCGGCTGGGCTCGGTGCTGTGGCTGGTGTCGGGTTCGCCGTCGCTGTTGCCGCTGTTGTTGCAGCCCGCGCCGCCCTGACTATCACCCGCGCTCACCGCTGGTATCAGCTCAAACACCTTTAGGAGAAACATGAATATCCGCGACCCCAAAGTCCGCGCATACATTTACGGCATTGTTCTGGCAGCTATCCCACTGCTTCAGTTCTTCCGCCTCGTGCCCGGCGAATCTATCCCGCTCATCGTGAACGTTGTAACCGCCGTCCTTGGTGTTGGCGCGGCTGGGCTTGCACTGCCGAACACGCCCGCATCACCCGGCAACGTAACTAAGTAAGGGGGTCACGATGGCGCTTTCATGGGTGAGTGTGAATGCGAACGATGGGAGCGTCATCGCTGATCTGCCGACGTTGCGGGTTGATGGGTCGTTGAAGCGGACTATTGGCCGGTATGAGACGCAGACGGCGCAGTTGCCGCTCGATAAAATCCCGGCGAACTGGAAGCAGGCGACCCGTAAGAAGGCTGTTTTTCTGGTGGCGTTGGATGAGGGCGATGACGTTGTTTTGGGCCGTCCTGTGTGGGGTGGCATGGTCATTGTTCGCACGACTTCCGATAAGGAGGCTGTCGGGTTGTCGTTGGTGACGGCTGAGGACTGCTTGAATGACCACTTTGTCGGTAATGAGAAGTTCACGGGTGTGCCGCAGAACACGATTGTGCGGTCCCTGGTTGAGAAGTACATGACTGGCTACCCGATCCGTGTGGTGGAGTTGCCGGGCGCTGACCCTGCCCGTGATCGCACCTATCTTGACCAGGATGACAAGACGTTGTTCTCGGTGTTGGAGGAGTTGTCGGGTGTTG